AGTATCGGTACAAGCCGAGTATCACGACCTCGGACATGCGCTCCGTCTCTCCGCTGTCTCTGGATACCTGGCATCTGGCCCAGGACTTCTCCGCTCTGCCGTTGCTGAATGCTTCGTTCATCGTGGAGAGTCCGCCGATTTCTCGGATCATCGCGACACCGGCTGAGCCGCCGTTCCTGTTCGACGGCTATTTCGAGCTGCGGTGCGCCCGACCCATGCCGGTGTACTCGGTTCCCGGCATGATCGACCACTTCTGATGGCGGCCGCAGCGGGCATGATGGGAGCGATGATGGGTGGTCAGGCCCTGACGGACATGGCGTCGTCGGGCCTGGGCGCGTACTTCGCGAATAGGGAGACGAATCAGGCCTGGTCGCGCCAGAAGGCGGTGATGACCAGGCGCTACCAGTGGATGATGACGGACATGAAAAAGGCGGGGCTCAATCCGATCCTCGCCTATCAACAGGGGCCTTCTGGGGGAGCTGCTGTCCCCCAGAGTTCTCAGCCGGCCGTGAAGACTTCGGATTATGTGGCTTCGGGCCGGGAAGCTGCGCTGCTCGGGGCGCAGCTGAGGAATATTGAGGCTCAGACAGCGAAGACCGTGGCGGAGACTGAGGGCATCGGCTCGACTAACGAGCAGCGCGAGTTCTACGGGAAGCTGTACGAGAAGGCGAATCAGATCCTGGACGGTCTGATCGAGCGCTTCGGCCCCACCGTGAAAAAATACGGTGGTGCCGCGGTGGATGCGCTCGAGGCGCCGAGTTCGAAGATCAACAGCGGAAAGTCCGCTGGTGAGTTCAAGGGCGAGTACGTTCGCCCGGGTCTGCGCTGGGATGCGCGGGACCAGAAGTGGGTCCCGTCGAAGGGTCCCGGCTACTACTTCGACAAGCGTACCAAGGGTGGCTACGTCGAAGATTGGAAGGAGTGATCGTGGCGCGAGAGCGCGAGCGTGTTTTGACGGAAGTCGGGGAGTTCTCCATGACGAAGCAGAGCTTCCAGGAGGAGTCCGATGTGAATGCGGTCATGAGGAAATACCTCTCGACCGGCGTGATTCCCGAGCTTCGACCTGGTGAGCCCCGGTACGGGGACTTCACGTCCGGGCTGGACTACTTCGAGTGTCTGACCCGGGTGCGGGATGCGGAGAGGATCTTTCTCGCGCTCCCGGTCCAGGTCCAGGTGGCGTGTGATCACGACCCGCGGAAGCTGCTGGACCTGGTCTACTCGACCGACCCGGCCGATCGGAAGCGGGCTGAGGACCTGGGACTGGTCCCCAGAGCGAAGATCGAGCCGCCGGCTGAGCCGGCGGTCGCGCCGGCTGCTCCGCAGCCGGCTCCGGGGGGTACGGGCGCTCCTGAGGGCGCCGTTTCCGGGGGCTAGGCCCCCGGGGCACAGTTGGCTACTTGATGCTAACTGTGCTGAGTGACACCGATTGCCGGTGGCACTCAGAATGGAGAGCCGAGATGGGTCTTTCCTTGAATGAAAAGTCCAAGCTGTTCCAGGCGCTCGCGGAGATTCTGCGGGTCGGAGCGGCCATCCTCGCCGGGTGGTTCGGCGGCGGAGGTTCGATGTGAAGCGTGCGCGTATGAGCAAGGGGCATTCGAAGCGCGTGTATAGGAACAGCGTCGGCGCGAAGTCGAAGAACATGCAGCGCGCGCCGATGCGCGGGGGCTGGCGGCTGTAGACCAAGTCAACCGGGGGTGAGGTCTCTTGGTCTGCTTCACACCGCTGAAAGCCTACCGTGCCTCTGGGGGGCGGGTCGTCTTCTCCTCGAAAGAGGGGTTCGGCGACCGCCCCCTGGAGCTACCCTGTGGGTCGTGCTTGGGCTGTCTCAAAAAACGTGGGCAGGAGTGGGCGCTTCGCTGCGTGCACGAAGCGTCGCTGCATTCGCGGTCGTGCTTCGTGACTCTGACCTATGCCCCGGAACACGTCCCGGCAAATGGGAGCGTGAATGTTCGGGACTGGCAGCTATTCGCCAAGCGGATGCGGCGAGCTGGGCTGCGGTTCAGGTTCCTGATGGCGGCGGAGTACGGTGAACGGAACTTCCGACCGCACTACCACGCTTGCATCTTCGGCCAAGACTTCGGGGCGGATCGAGTCCCCTGGCGACGGCGTGGTGAACACGTCCTCTACTCGTCGAAGCTGCTCGAAGAGCTCTGGGGACTTGGATTCGCTTCTGTCGGCTCTCTCTCACTTCAATCGGCTAGCTACGTCGCCCGGTACTGTCTCAAAAAGGTCGCGTCGAAGGTGAAAACGGAGCGGCTGCGACGGATCGATCCTCGCACGGGCGAGGAGTTCTATGTGCGGCCTGAGTTCGCGACGATGAGCCGGCGACCTGGTCTCGGGGCCGATTGGTACGAGCGCTACAAGCGCGATGTTTTTCCGTCCGACGAAGTCGTTCATGACGGAAAGCGGCACGGAGTGCCTAACTTCTACTTGAAGCGGCTGGAAGCCGCTGATCCTGTTCTGCACCTATCCCTCAAAGCGGCTCGGCTTGCCGCGGTCGCTAAGAGGAAGGACGAGTGCTCGCCAGAGCGACTCCGGGTGCGTGAACAGGTAGCCTCCGGTGGTCTTTCTGTGTTCCGCAGGGAGCTTTGAATGTTGCTCCGTCAGGCGGAAGCCGGTGGCGGATTTTGGCCGCGTCTTTGCGGCCGTCACATATTCTTTCTTCCGGCGCCGCGCGCCCGCCGCTTCGGCGGGATAAGCGCGCGGCGCCGGTCTTATCTTGAGGTGTCGTGACCATGTTAGGTTGTCTCTTTCGTCTTTCGGTGGTCGTGGTCTGTGCGTACCTGGCTCTAGGGTTCTTTCTCCGCTGTGCTTTACCATGCGACGGGGACTCTTCCCTGAGCCGGTTACCTGTACTCCACGCCACCGACGGCGGGGGGGCGAGGGGGGCGAAGGCTTTGCGTAGCCCCCCAAAACAGGAAATGTTCCTGTGTGTTCATGGTCACTTGATCCCCCTTCCTTGAGGGAAGGGGGTTGGGGGTAGGTGTCATGGCTGTGCGTCAAATGTTCTCTGTGTTCGATTCGAAGGCTGCGGCGTACTTGGAGCCGTTCTTTGCTCCGACCCGTGGTGTTGCTATGCGGTCGTTCCAGGCTGCGTGTCAGGATCACGGTCACAATTTCCACAAGTACGCCGAGGACTACACGTTGTTCCATCTCGGGGAGTTCGATGAGTTCAGCGGCGAAGTTCGCTCGCTGAACGCTCCCGAGATGGTGATTTCTGCCCACCAGGTGGTGGCTCTTATGAAGGCTGATGGCAATGCGTAACCACGTTGCTTCGTTTCCGAAGGGCGTCACGGCGGGACAGCACGATTTCGCGCGCATCCCTTCCGTGTCCATTCCTCGATCGAGCTTCGATCGGTCTCACGGGATCAAGACGACGTTTCAACCGGGTCTGCTGATTCCGATCTACGCCGATGAGGCGCTTCCGGGCGATACCTTCTCGATGAAGATGAGTCACTTCTGTCGGCTCGGGACGCTGCTTCACCCGGTCATGGAGAACATCTGGCTGGACTTCTTCTTCTTCTCCGTTCCGGTCCGGCTGATCTTCGACAATTGGCAGAAGATGAACGGGGAGCAGCGCAACCCGGGCGACTCGACTGCGTTCGTGCTTCCGACGATGACGAGCCCGGCGGGTCCGGGGTACGCGATTGCGTCCCTGTCGGACTACTTCGGGATCCCGACGGGGATCCCGGGCCTGGTGCACAACTCGCTGTGGCACCGGGCTTATAACTTCATCTGGAATGAGTGGTTCAGGGATCAGAACCTCCAGAACAGCATCGTGGTCGATACCGATGCTGGGCCGGATGATCCGGCTGACTACGTCGTGCAGCGTCGGGGGAAGCGGCACGACTACTTCACTTCCTGCCTCCCGTTCCCTCAGAAGGGCGTCGCGGTTCAGCTGCCGCTGGGGAGCGAGGCTCCGGTGCGAGGCCTCGCGATCCTGTCCAATGCGACGTTCCCGAATAACAGTGCGGGCTACAAGGATTCCGTCTCAGATCCGATCGTGGGAGGTCCGGCGAACTGGAATCTGGCGCCGAACCTGATCGCAGCCGGGCAGGGGGCCGGCGATACGCCGCTGGACATCTATGCGGATCTGAGTGCGGCGACGGCCGCGACGATCAACCAGATCCGCGAGGCGTTCCAGATCCAGCGCATGTTCGAGCGGGACGCGAGGGGCGGTACTCGGTATATCGAGATCCTGCGATCCCACTTCGGCGTCATCTCGAGCGACGAGCGTCTTCAGCGGCCGGAGTTCTTGGGCGGTGGAACCTCCCGGATGAATATCAATCCGGTGGCGTCCACGGCGCAGGCCGTCAAGGTGCTTGGCGATCTGGGTGCGTATGGCACGTCGGCGAGCTCGGGGACTGGGTTCACGAAGTCGTTCGAGGAACACTGTGTGCTGATCGGCCTGGTGGCGACTCGCGCCGATCTGAATTACCAGCAAGGGCTGCACCGGCAATTCAGCCGGTCTACGCGGTTCGACTTCTTCTGGCCGTCTTTGGCCAACCTGGGCGAGCAGGCTGTGCTGAACAAGGAGATCTACGCCCAGGGGTCTGCGAATCCGACGGCGGACGCCGGCGTGTTCGGCTACCAGGAGCGCTATGCCGAGTATCGGTACAAGCCGAGTATCACGACCTCGGACATGCGCTCCGTCTCTCCGCTGTCTCTGGATACCTGGCATCTGGCCCAGGACTTCTCCGCTCTGCCGTTGCTGAATGCTTCGTTCAT